TTGCGATAAAGTCTGGCGATGCGCTAAAGATTATCGACGAGATCGTTATATACGGCTCGAACACGGATGAGATCGTAGACGAAATAAAAGCGCGCTACCCTAGCAGGCGGATTATCGTTTACCCCGACCCAGCCTGTAGGCAGCGCAAAACATCCGCTGGCGGGCGCACAGATTTGTCTATACTGCAAAATGCGGGCTTTGCAGTTAAAGTGCGTAACAGCCATACGCCGATACGCGATAGGATTAACGCAGTAAACGCCAGGCTGAAGTCGGCGGATGACGAGCGGCACTTGTTTATTGACTCGAAGTGCAAGCAGGTCATTAAGAGCTTAGAGCGCCAGACTTACAAAGAAGGCACAAGCCAGCCGGACAAAGACAGCGGCTTTGACCATATGAACGACGCCTTGGGCTACTTGGTAGACTATTTGCATCCAATTAAGCGACAATACGAAACGAAACAACCCCAGAGGTGGACATAATGATCTCGCTACAGGCTAAGTACATTGAAGACATACAAGTAGCCCACACTGGCTTAGAGCACGCTGTAGCTGAGATTTACTCGACCTATGGACACAAGGTTCGGATTAACCGCAAGAGCCTGCACAAGTTTGGGCGCTATGAGCAGCTAGGCACAGCCAAGACGGCGATCACCTACTGGGGCGGCGACCCTATCCGTAGCGCAACGAATTCGATCACCCACTTTAGCTCGACCGATGCGGCAGACGACCAGGTGCTACGCGTAGAGGGCATGACAATCTCGGGCGGTATGCTTACTTTTGTGGCGCAGAACATTACGCTTAACGGGCAGACAAAGACCGCCCTAGCTACCCCGCTGGCGCGTTGTATGCGTATTGCTAACGTCTTATCGGTTACAGAGACAACGGGCGATGTGTACGTCTACGAGGATGATACGGTCACGGGTGGCGTACCCGATACAGCCACAAAGATCGCTAACCTAATGCCTGCCGAGTACCAATCAACCCAGTTTGCAGGCACTTCGGTAGCCCAGACCAATTACTTTATCGTCTCGAATTACTGGGTGTTCTTGAACAAGAAACAGACCGCAGCAGCCGACATTGAATTCAGAGTAGGTGCAGCGGGACTAGGGATGCGCGTGGCTACGGTGGGCTCGTTGAACAACAACAGCCAGATCACCCACGCGGCTGACCCCTATTACATCGTACTACCCAATGCGGATTTGCACATTTACGCAACAGCGAATACAACGGGCGTGGATATATCTGCGGGCTTCGCAGGCTACTTCGCAGACATTGTTGAATAATTAAGGGCTAAGAACAGTGAGCACAGCAGAGATCGAGTACACGCACCCCGACTATGACGACAACAAGTTGCAGTGGGAGTTCCACCTGCGCTCGTACCTCGGCGGCGAGCAGTTCCGTGATGGTCAGTATTTAATCAAGTACCTTAACGAAAGCAAAGACGAATACGGGCGCAGGCTTGACCTAACCCCGCTGGATAACCATTGCGCCAATGTTATTCACATCTACTCCTCGTTCCTTTGGCGTATGCCACCCACGCGCAACTTCAACTCGCTAGACGGCGCACCTGCGCTTGGCCTAATGCTCAAAGATGCTGATTTGGATGGGCGTAGCTTTAACGCCTTTATGAAAGAGGCAGGCATATGGGCGGGCGTTTACGGGAACGTTTGGGTCACGGTGGATAAGCCCAAGACCAACGCAGGCACCAAGGCTGAAGAGCTAGGGCAAGGCATCCGCCCGTACCTCAACCTCTACACGCCAGAGAACGTCTTTGACTGGAAGTGGGAGCGCACTGATTCGGGCTATATGAAGCTGGTTTACCTGAAGCTTCGCGAGTCGATTATTCGCCACAACTCAACCGAATCAACGGTGCATTTCCGCGAGTGGACAGAGGACACGGTTAAGCTCTACGAAGTGACCAACGGCGAGGAGCAGGTGCTAGAAGAAATGGATAACCCGATTGGTGTTATCCCTGCGGTTTATATTCCGGCAGCGCGCACCTCAACGCGCGGCGTCGGCAAGTCTGACCTAGCCGACATTGCGCTGATGCAGAAGGCGATTTACAACGAGCTTTCGGAAATTGAGCAGCTTATCCGCATATCGAACCACCCGACCCTGGTTAAGACATTCGACACTGACGCCTCGGCAGGCGCGGGCGGCGTGGTCAATATGTCAGACGATATGGACGCTGGGCTCAAGCCGTATATGCTACAGCCAAGCGGTGCAAACCTAACTGCGGTCATGGATTCTATATCTAACAAGGTTGAAGCTATCAACCGCATGGCGCACCTCGGCGCAGTACGCGGCACCGATGCGGTGAAAGCTTCGGGAATTGCCTTGCAGACAGAGTTCCAATTGCTTAACGCGCGCCTCGCTGAAAAGGCGGATATTCTTGAACTAGCCGAGGAACACCTCTGGCGCTTCATTTGCATTTGGCAGGACATAACCCCAGACGTTGAAGTGTATTACCCAGATAGCTTCGACATACGTGACTACCCGAATGAGCTGCAATTCCTTCAGGCGGCTAGAGCCTCTGGGGTTCAGTCGGCAACCTTCACCCGCGAAATAGACAAGCTAATCGCTGACCTAATTCTGGATGATGACGTATTGAAAAGGGTTCACGAGGAAATTGATTCAGCTAGGCAGATTGGTACGTTTACGCAATGACCCCAGACGATCACGCAGAAATATTAGATAAGCTTGCCGAGGGAAACCAGCGGCGGCTTATTGATATTATGCGCGAGTTGGAGGAGCGCATTGCCTCGCTGGTTATTAGCGCCCCTACCGAGGACGGCAAACTGTTTGACCTTGCGTGGGCGCTTCAGGCTAGGGCAGACATTGCCCAGGCGATGCGCGAAACCTACCTCACTGGGGTTGATGAAATAGTCGGTGGCTATACCGAGATTTCGGATTCGCTGACCGACCTGCTTAGCCAGTATAAGAGCTTTAGCGGCGTACCCCCTGAAGTCATTGCGCAGCTACAGCAAGCCACGTTTCTTGGCTTTGAGGACGTAGCTAATGAATACGCCAACCAGCTAGGAAACGAGCTTTACCAGTACACTCTAGCTGGCAGGCCAATAGACGAGTCGGTTAAGAATGTTCGCCAGACTTTGAACGGCGTTTATATGCAGTCAGACCAAGATGAGATTAACCGCTTGGTTGATTTGGCTGATAGCGGAGACGAGGAAGCGGTGCGTATTCTACACACAAAATACGCTTCTGACCGTACAGGTAATAATATGCGCCGCTACGCTAACCAGATGATGCACGACTCAGTTATGCAGTTTAACGGCAGCCTGACGGTAGCAACGGGCAAAGAGGCAGGCGTTGAAAAGTGGGAATACTACGGGTCAACCGTTAAAGACTCCCGCCAGTTCTGCCGCGACCATGTAGGCGAGTCCTACACTGAAGAAGAGATTCGCAGAATTTGGGATAGTCGATCATGGCAGGGCAAAGCCCCTGGCGACCCGTTTATCGTTCGCGGTGGGTATAACTGCCGACACCATTGGCTCCCAGATTTTGAAGATTAACCAACCACTCGTAAGAGGTAGCGCGACATGAGCGATGAAATCATGGGTAACGAAGAAACCGCAGAAACTAACGAAGCGCCAGCAACTAAAACGTTCACTCAGGAAGAGATGGACAAGATTGTAGCTGACCGCCTAGCACGTGAGCGGCGCAAGTACGAGAAGCAGCTAGACGGTGTGGATATTAACGAAGCCAAGCGCCTACTAGCTGAAAAAGAACAAGCTGAGTTAGAGCGCCAGAAAGAAAAAGGCGAGTTTGAAAAAGTGCTCCAGCAAGTTGCTGAAAAGAAAGATGCACAAATCAAACAGCTCAACTCTAAGCTATATGAATTGCAAGTAGATGGATCGCTAATCAACGCGGCAAGCCGTTCTAATGCGGTGAACCCTGAGCAGGTAGTCCAGCTGCTAAAAGGCTCTACGCGGCTGTCTGAGGACGGCACAGTGGAGGTATTGGATAAAGATGGAACAGTTCGCTATACTGACAACGGTACGCCAATGTCGGTTGACGAATTGGTGTCAGATTTTCTTACTGCTAACCCGCATTTTGTCAAAGCGTCCCCATCGGGCACTGGATCAAAAGGGGCAGCAGGTGGCTCTACTCCGAAGCCTGAATCGGTGGCTGATATGCTTGCTAACTGGGACAATGGTGGCAAAGCCGCATTCGCCGCAATGAAAGGCAAGCGATAAACT